CTGCCCGGTCGGCAGTGATGTCGAAGTCTCGCCCTCATTCGCTCGCGAACTCATCGCCCTCGGTCTCGCCAAGCCATTCGTCGAAACCGCAGCCGAGCCGAAGAAAAAGAAATGAGTCTCGACGAGAAGGACGGACGCCCCGCCGTGAAGATGAACCTCGCGGAAGCCATCGCCGCCTTTGCCCTCGTTGCCACGGTGTTCTCTTCACTCAATGGCTGGATCGTCCTGCCGGAACAAATGCGCCAAGTCCGAAATGAAAACGAAAGACAAGACATCCGCCTCCAAGCCATCGAACGCCTCGCCAGCGAGCGCAGCGAAACCCTCGCCCGCATCGACGAGCGCACCAAGCGCATCGAAGAAAGTCTCAAAGCCAAATGACGCGCCTGCTGGCACTCCTGCCTCTCCTGCTGCTGCCCGGATGCGTAAGCGTCCCGCTGCCACCAAGCGGCGAAAAGATGGGAAGCCTCGGACGAGTGGAGGTCGGCATCCGTTACTTCCCGCCAGTCATGATCGACTGGTTCAACCCGCAAATCCCCAGCCTCAAAGACAAATGAAAACACTCGACTACATAATGGACCGCCTCGCCGAAGCCTCCACATGGCGCGGCCTCGTCTTCGTCATCTCCGCAGCAGGCATCACGCTCGAACCCAGCAAGGCCAACGCCATCGCAGCCGCAGGCATGGCCCTCGTGGGAGCCATCAACATTTTCCGCAAAGAAAAGAAGTGATCCCTTACGAGTAAAATGATCCACCGACTCCTCGCCATCGCCCAAGCTGAGATCGGCATCCGCGAAGAGGGCGGCAACAATCGCGGCCAGCGCATTCGTGACTACCAGCGAGCCACCGACCTGCCACCCGGCCCGTGGCCATGGTGCGCGGCCTTTGTTTCGTTCGTGGTTCAAGAGTGGCTGAAGGAAAACGATGTCCCAGAGTGGCTACGCCTCACCCGCTCGCCTGACCAGTGGCAACCGCGCACCGCGCTGGCCTACGGATTCCGCCAATGGGCAAAAGATCGACCACGCACGACCAGCATCTACACCGACCAAGACCCAGCCCAGCCGGGCGACATCGTGACATTTGATTTTTCGCATGTCGGCATCGTGCTCGAGGACGATGGCAAGACCCTCATCACGGTCGAAGGCAACACCAACTTTTCTGGAACACGCGACAGCGAGTCAGGCGATGGAGTCTGGCGCAAAATCCGGCCAAAATCCCTCGCCAGAAACTTCATCCGCATCCACCCCGCCCGATGACCTACGGCAACCTCGATGTCTTTTTCAGCGGTCTCGACCACACCGAGATTCTGTTTTCGCTACCCACCGGAACCCGGATCGTGCGCGGCTATTTCGACAACGCATTTTTCGACTCAGCCGTGGGCGAGGTAGTGCTCGACAGCACCCAGCCCCGTTTCCAGTGCAAAGAGAGCGATGTCGCCAGCATCCCCCGCGAAACCCCCTGCAAGGTTGAGGGCAAGGATTACACCGTGCTCGAAATCCAGCCAGACGGCACCGGCCTCGCCACCGTCACACTCGCCCATGAGTAATATGATTTTCATCGAGGCCAAGGGCCTCGACCGCATCGGGCGCGACCTCGGAGCAGTCGAAAAACAGATCGCTCCCGCCATGCGCACAGCCGTCTCTCGCGTCACCAAATGGGCAGGCAACGAAGCCGCCCGCCGAATCTCCAAGGCCACCAAGGTTACAGGTAAAGTCCTCAAAGGCCGCATGCGCGTGGAGGTCATGAGCAAAGACGGCGTCCTCGGTCGCGTATGGGCTGGCCTCCGCAACATCCCGCTGAAAGCCATGAAGCCCCGCCAAACAAAAAGCGGAGTCACAGCAGGCCCCGCGAAGCGTCCGGGTGCGTTTATCTCCAAGAAGCTCGGTGGCCATGTTTATGAGCGCATCGGAAAGGAACGCCTGCCGATCAAAAAATCCGAAGGCGTCAACATCCTCGACCCCGGCATGGACGCCATGGGCAGTCTGGAAAAAGAAATCGGCGAACGCCTGCAACGCGAATTTGAATCCCAACTAAAATGGCAAATGTCGAAATAGACCTCGCTGTCCTCCACACAAAGATCGCCGAGAAGATCAACGCCAAGTTTGGCGGCACGGTAAAAACCATCGCCGCCTATTCGCGTTACATGGACAAGCTCGAAGTGCCTGCCATTACCTTCGAGCTGGACAGCATCGAGGCATCGAATCCCTCGGACATCGGAACGCAGCAGCTTCAAGTGGACCTCCGCTTTTCCGCCTCCCTCATTTACAGCTACAAAACCGGCAACAAATTCGCCGTCCGCCTCATGTCGGCAAACTTCGCAGCCTTCCTGCAAGGCCAACGGTTCGGCATGCCCGTCACGCCCGCCCGATTCATCGCCGCAACCCCGCAGGAATTCGACGCCGAGAACCCCGAATACGAAACATGGCGCATCGAGTGGGAACACACCTGCCTCCTCGGCGCCACGGCATGGCCAGAAGGTGGAGCACTGCCCACCGACATCCGCGCCTCATGGTCGCCAGAGATCGGCATCCCGCACGAAACAAAATACAAGCCGATCCAAGACCTCCTCGCGCCATGAGCAACGCCCGCCTCGGCGAGCTTGAGCGCCGTCTCAGCAACACCATCCGCCCCGGCACCGTGCTGGAGGCGGACTACGCCAAAGCCCGTATCCGTGTCACCATGGGCGACAACACCAGCGCATGGTTGCCATGGCTCACCAGCCGCGCCGGTGAAGACCGCACATGGCACGCGCCGGAAGTCGGCGAGCAAGTCATCGTCATGGCCCCCGGCGGCGAACTCTCCGCAGGCTATGTCATGCCGGGAGGCATCTACAAAAACGACTACCCCGCCAACGGCGACAAACCCGAAATCAGCCGCACCACCTACAAAGACGGCGCAATCCTCGAATACGACCGCGAAGCCCACGCCCACCTCCTGCAACTCCCCGAAGGATCGGCAACCGTCAAAGTCGGAGACGATGCCCAGACCGAAATCACGCCAGAAAAAATCACCGCAAAAGTCGGAGACGATGCCAAAACGGAAATCACCGCATCAAAAATCCTCGCGCAAATCGGCACCGATGCCAAAAGCGAGATCACCGCGAGCAAAATCACGCACACCCTCGGCAGCAGCAGCAAAATCGAAATCTCCTCTGGCAGCGTCAAAATCACGGTCGGAGGAACCACCCTCGAAATCGCATCCGGCGGCATCACGATCAACGGCAACATCACGCAGACAGGCAACTACGACCAGACAGGCTTGATGAAATCCAACAACATCACGCTCTCCACCCACACCCACGGAGGCGTCATGTCCGGCCCAAGCCTCACAGCCGTCCCAAATCCCTAACCTCCTCCGTGCTCTCCGTGTCCTCCGTGGTTAAACATGGAACTCCCCGCAGAAGACACCCACCCGCTCAACCCTAAAATTCGCCAGCATGCGAGGCATGAGCAGCGAGACCGGCAAGGCGCTTTCCGGGCTGGACCATTTAAAGCAGTCGATCAGGGACATTCTTACGACCCCGCTCGGTTCTCGCGTCATGCTCAGAGACTACGGCTCGCGCCTGTTCGAGCTGGTGGACGCCCCGATGAATCGCGGAACAATCGTCGAAATCTATGTCGCCACCATCGAGGCGATCCGCAAATGGGAGCCTCGCGTTGAGATCACCCGCGTCATCGCCCAAGCGATCGAACCCGGCAAGATCACCATCGCCCTCGAAGGCGTCTACCTGCCCACCGGAACAGCCCTCACGCTTGACGGGATGGTCGTATGAGTTACACGCCCATCGACCTCAGCAGCCTCCCCGCGCCGACCATCGTCGAAAGCCTCGACTACGCCGCCATCCTGCAGGAAATGGTGGACGACCTCAAAGCCCGCGATGTCGCATTCACCGCCATCGTGGAGTCGGACCCCGCTTTCAAGGTGCTGGAGGTCTGCGCCTACCGTGAAATGCTCATCCGTCAACGGGTCAACGATGCCGCCCGTGGAGTCATGCTCGCGTATGCAACGGGCAACGACCTCGACCAACTCGGAGCCATCTTCGGCACCGTGCGCAAAGTGCTCGTCCCCGCCGCCCCGACAGCAATCCCGCCCCGCCTCGCCGTCATGGAGACCGACACCGACCTGCGCTATCGCGTCACGCTTGCCCTCGAAGGCTTGAGCACCGCAGGACCAGAAGGAAGCTACCTTTACCACGCCCTAAAAGTGGCCGGCGTCAAACACGCGACCATCGTCGGACCCCCAACCGTCACCGCTGGTAATGTCCTCGTGACCGTCCTCGGTTTAACCGGCAACGGCGCACCATCGGCAACCGTGCTGTCCAATGTCACGCAAGCCCTCAACGCCGAGTCCGTCCGCCCGCTCACGGATGCCGTGACCGTGCAAGGTGCCACGATCCAAAACTACGCCATCACCGCGACGATCTTCACCTTCCCCGGCCCTGATTCCGAAGTCGTGATGCAGGAAGCGCGAGACAGCGCTCAAGCCTTTGCCACCCAGAATCACAAAGTCGGCAACGACATCAACCGTTCTGCGATCTTCGCCG